AAACAACACGGAATTGATTTATCATATACTAATCAAACAGATTTAAATAACCTATATAATAGTGTTGTAACAGTTTCAGATGTGTTTTTGGCGTTTAAAGAATTATCAAATGGTGGAATATTTGGAAATCAAAGTGGATTAGAATTTACATCAGGTATTCAATATATGAATGCTGATGTAGATGGTAATGGTATTTTCAACGAAGCAGATACATACAAACTATTACAACACTTAACAGGGGTTGCACCACTTACACAATTTTCAACACTAACGTATTTGATGAAATTGTATAGTAAATCGGAATACGATGCAATCACTAAAACAAATTGGAACACACAATTTAATTTAACTAGAAGTTTGTTTCCTTTTAATTTAAACTCTGGTACACTTAACAACACATATAATGTTAATGTAACTTGGGTGGGTGATGTGAATCTATCCCATTCGGCACAACAAAGTGTAAGCGGCGTTGCAACTAATTCGATGAGAACAATGAGTTTATCGACTAATTCGGTATCTAATCAAATTAATGCATATCTAATGGGTGAAAATATTGGGGGTAAGGTTGTTATAACAATATCGTTGGATCCGTTACAACAAGAAGTGGTGGGAACACAATTTCTATTAAACTACGATAACACCGCATTAAAATTTGAAAAAGTTGAATTTGCAACAAAAGGTAACCCAACCAACTTCGGTACCGATAGAGGTTCTTCAGTGACATTAGGTTCTTTAATAACAGATGGATCAACAATATTAGATAAAACAACGGAATATAAAATAACATTTACACCGTTAATAGGGCTTAATGGTTTATTAGGGTTAACCTCGGTATCAAATACGGATGCTGTAAATAAAAGTGGTAAAACATTAAAAGTGATAATGAAATAATGAGAAAAATATTATTAATATCGTTCATTTTATTGGTTGGGTGTACAAAACCTGAATTACCATTACCAGAAGTAGTGGCTAAAGATAATATATTCAGTGTTGCGGAAAGTAGTGTGACAAACGGTCAATCAATATATTTTGATTTACCGTCTTCGGGTGTTTATACCTTAACAATGACGGATAAGGAAACTGGACAAGTAGTTAGTAGGGAAAGATTTATTGGACAAAATGGTGAAAATATAAAGAAGATTTACACCAATTCGGTACAATCCCAATATTTATATTTATCAATAGAAGACGCAACAAAAAATGAAATAAAGAAAACAATAATAGTTATAAAAAAGTAAAAAGGGACAAAATGAAAAAATTATTAATCGTGTCAATTGGGTTGATTATTCTTGGTGGATGTACTAAGGATGATTTCGCACCCGAAGTTAAACAGGTGAAACCAGAATTGGCGATTACGGCGTTATCGGGTATTAAGTTAGAAACATCTTTCGTAACTTCAGAAGTGTCTATGAATATTAAATTCGAATCGGCTGGTACTGCAACAATTAAAATTATGGATATTTCAAATAGAGTGGTATCTAAAGAACAAGTGGAAGTTAAATCTGGTGATAATATATTAAAAGTATATACATCCGCATTACCATCATCCGCATATAGAATAGGTCTTTATGATTCAAATAATAATCTAATAGGAATAACAGATTTCAATAAAATAAACTAAAATATAAAAACAAATACAATGTCAGAAGAACAAGAACAAGAAGGAACCTGGTCAGGTTTAAAAAAGACAATAATCGGGGTTGCTGGTACAGTAGTAACAGCCGGAGGGGTTTGGTTATCAACATTATTAGGTGGTGGAGACAAGGAAGCATCACCCGCTGCAGCACCTGCACCTGTAATTAACATTACTAATTCCAATCAACAATCTCAACAAGCATCAGGTGGAGGCAAAACCGTTATCATTAAAGAAAAATCAACACCCGCACCCGCACCAAAAGTTAAGAAAAAAGAAGGTGACGAGTTTAAACAAGAAGAACCTAAATGGTAAAAATTAAAAAAGGAATATAATGAAAGAAGAACAATCAGGAGGATTTAAAGAGTTATTAGCAAATATGATGAAACGTAGATGGTTCATCACTGCCATCGTATTAGGTGGATTTATGGTAATCATTATGGGTATTTTTGGGGCAATCCTAAATAAATCCGCAATTGAGGGAGAATGGAAAGAACTTCTTCTATTATTATTAGGTGCTTTCATTGGATCCTATGGTAAAATCATTGACTATTGGTTTAGTGATACCGATAAGGATAAGATGTTAGTTCAGAAAATGGATGAAGAAGATGGTACATCTTTAAGTAATACTGCAGATATGCCAAACAATCCAATCGTTCCTATGGGTGTAGCTCCATTGGTTTTACCAACAAATGAGGAAGTTGGACAAAATGTCCAAGTAACTGACCAAGTAATTGAAACACCTAAATCGGAAAAAAAGGGTGTTGAAATCGATGAAGATGGTGATGGTATAATGGATGGTTTAGATTTTGACGGAGACGGTAAAATCGACGAATATTTTGCACACAGACAATGTGAACACGTTTGGGGTGATTTAGATGGAGACGGAACTGAAGAATGTTTGAAGTGTGGTAAAATTAAGGACGAAGAGGCCGAAATGAATATGGAAGGATAATTAGAACGACCAAATAAACACAATAAAACAAACACAAAACACAAATTATGGGATTTTTAAAAGAATTATTTAACGACAACAATACAATCAATGAAAAATCGGTTGTAGGGTTTTCATCATTTATCTGTATGGTATTAGCACTAGTTGTTGATCTTGTTACAGGTTATTTTGGAAAACCGTTAGTTATCAATGAATTTATATTCAATGGATTCTTAGTGATTACGCTCGGGGCCTTTGGTATTGCGTCCGTTGATAAGTACATAAATAACAAACACAATAAACAAGACGAAGAAGTCGAAAACGAAGGTTAAAAGGAGGGAGTTAAACTCCCTTTTTTTATATTTATAATAAAACAAAACTATGAAAAAAATATTATTTGTATTTGGGTTGTTGTTAATTTCAATCGTTTCAACTGCTCAAACCATTGGTAAAACCCAAACAGAACAATATAAAGCATCTTTTGAAACTGCGATAGATATTAGTCAATTTTTAGACTATGATGGACCTCAAATTCCTATTCAAATTTTAAAAGCGGGTATATCTGAAGAGATGTATGAAATGTACCCAGAACTAAAAGAAAAACGTGTTGGTTTAGGTGTTGCAAATATTTCTATGGAATACCTTGAGAATCTTAATCGTTTCAAATTTACCGAAGATAAGACAGAAATCAAGAATAGAATGGTAAAACAATTCCAAGCGTCTCAAGCTGGTATTTCTGAAAACAAATTAGATGGTAGAGGAAAGATTAACTTAGCAAAATACTTTGTAACAATCGAATGTTACGATTATTCGGTATCGGAAGATGAGACTGTAAATTTAAAAGACGGTGTTAAGAATATGATGGTTACTCGTATTGGTTTACAAGTTAGATTTACCGACGCGGAAACTGGTGTTGTATTTGGTGCAAGTGGATTAGGTGAGGCAAAAACAACTAGAGAATTAACATTTCTTTCAGATGCAACAGTAGACGAAATGAAGTTCAATCAATCAACTATCTCAATTGCAACTAAAAAAGCTTTGGATATTGCTTGTGCAAGAATCTTAGATAGAATGATTAAAAAACAAATATTCACAAAATAAAAAATTATGAAAATAAAATTGTCAGCACTTGTATTCACATTGATTACAATAATATTAATCATTGGATTTGGGTACGTTTTTTATAAATTCCATACTCAATCATTATTAGTAATGATAGGTATTATATGTTTGATGTTTGTAAGACATACATATGTTGCAATTTATTATACTCTAAAAGAAAAAGAATAATATTATGAAAAATTTATTATTTTTATTACTGTTTATACCAATACTATCTTTTTCACAAGTTAGTAATTGGAGAAGTAATCCACCTGTACCACAAAGGTCCACACCGATAACACAACCACTAGTACCACAAAGAAACGATGTTAGTAAATGGAGAAATCAACCACCATCAAGAGGATATGATAGACCTATAAGAACAAGACCAGGTTCAAACATAATTGTTAGAGACCCGTGGTTAATGAACGGATGGGGATGGAATAGATGGGATATGTGGGGGGCACCAATGATTGGTTGGAACTTTTGGCAACCTATGTGGTATCAAAATGATTGGGGTTATAGACAACCAGCTAGAGTTTATGTGTATGATAACGGTAAAAGAGACACTATTAGAGGAAAAAAACCAGTTATTAGTTTTGGTATTCAGAAAACCACAGATAAACAAATTGGTGGGTTTTTTACAATCGGGAACAAGTCATATTTTATAGCCGAATATAATTCAACATTTGAAAGAGATAATTCAACATTCTTTGAATATGGTAACATAACACAAGTCGATTTTCCAATGGTGAATGATTTGGTTGAAAGGAGAAATTTCTATGTGGGTGTTGGTAAGAGAATTAAAAGAACAGGTATCCATATGATGATTGGTAGTGCGGTTGAAGACGTTAAGTGGAGAGGTAGAGATGAAATTGGGTACATAACTTTCCCAAAGTATAGAGATAGATTCACAACTGTAAAAATCGGAGCCTTACACGATTTCAAAAATTTAACAATAAAGTTTGATTATGACCCCATAATTGGTAACAGTACCTTCGGTTTAGGTGTCAATTTTTAAAATGAAAAAATGTTTTATTCCATTTTTATTATTTTTATTCCTACTATCATTTCAAGACGTAAATGGTCAGGGAATGGTTACCCAAACTTTTATAGATAAATGTACTGGAGAAGTAAAAGTTGCAACCACCACATATGTGAATGGTAATGCTGTTATAAGTTTTTATAATCAAATTAAAACATTTACACCTGCAGAAGTTAATTCGGGAATTGCTCAGGCTTGGTTACTATCAGTAAAAACGTCATACGAAGCTATAACCTGTCCCGTAAATAATCCCGTGGTAACTCAAACTGTACAACAAACAGTAACCCAAGCTGCCGCGGCGGCGGCTGCGGCTGCGGCAAGTTCAGCAGCATCCTCCGCCGCGTCTTCAGCAGCATCGTCCGCCGCAAGTTCCGCAGCATCTTCATCGGCATCGTCCGCGGCAAGTAGTAATGCAAGTTCTGCGGCTGCTAATTCATCAACACCACCTGTTAGTGGAGGTTCCACATCTTCATCAAGTAGCGGTAGTTCATCATCGTCATCATCAGGTGGAGGATCGTCAGAATCAAAAACAGAATCAAAAACAGAAAGTAGCTCTGAATCAAAAAGTGAATCTAAATCTGAAAGTAAAAGTGAAGAAAAGAAAGAAGAATCAAAATCTGATTCCAAAGAAGAAAAGAAGGAAGAGAAAAGTTCTGATGAAAAGAAAGAAGAGAAAAAGGAAGAAAAGAAGAAACAACAAAATATGAATCCAATGTTATTATCTTCGGATTTAACAAGTGCACAAGCTATAGATGGTAGATATAGTGTTATGTTATCTATGGGTGTAAGTAGGTCGTCAATGGCGGGAGACAAGTCATATGGGGTTAGCGGAATTATATGGTCAACATTAGACCAATATGTCGTTTCATCAAGTTACACTAAAATGGACTTTAGTAATGGTAAATTAAATGCCATTCATTCATATAGTGCATCAATTGCATATTTGAAAGGAGTTTGGATGAATCTTACATCGTATACATTCATAAAACCAGACCCAAAGATTGGTACGTATGGAATTAACGTAGGTGGAATAGGTTTACTAACTAAAAACATAGACGGTAAACGAGATGTTAGTATTTCAACATCATTAGTTGGTTTTTGGACTAAACCATTTCAATACAGTAAAAAATTAACATTATCACCACAAGTGTTTGTTATGTCATCACCAATAAGTTATCAACCTGCAGTTGGTTCAACTAGTATAAACAGAAGTCTTGGATTTTTAGTTGGTAGTAGTTTTGATTATAAAATTTCAAAACGTTTTGGTTTCAGTTTTAATTACAGAGCGAATTTTACTTCTACTCCAGGGTCACCAGTTTTACATAACTTCTTGATTGGATCAAGGGTTATCTTGTAAAACCTCTTTGTCAATTGTTAACGGTTTAATGTGTTGACGTTGTTTTCTAAATCCATAATCGGTGGTAATTTTAGAAAGTGTTATTCCAAAAGTGGAACATAATAAGAATAGACCTATAAGTAAATTTAACATATTGTATTTTTTTTATATAACTATTAGAAAAATACAACAAAAATATGTGGAAACCAAGAATAATAGGATAATAACAAGAAGTTCTTATTATAGTACAATTATATTTTATAAACAAAAAAATCCCCGGTGGAAACCGAGGATTTGTGGGACAAAATAAATAAATGTATCTTACGATAATCTATTAATAAAATATAATTAATACAAATTAAGAAGTCAAGTCTTTATTTAAAGAAACAATTTCTGAACAAGTTTCATAGTCTTCCATATTTTCAAAATACGGCATCACATCCCTTGTAAGGATGATGGTTTCATCTCTTTTGAAGGTAAATTCGGTATCCCAGTCTAAACCCCTAATTTTTGCAGATATTTGTAGATTAAGACTTTTCTTTCTACTTTTTTTAAACTCAGCAAACAACTCAATAATTGCCTTGTAAATTTCAGTTTTGTTTTCGTCATAAAAATCTGTAAAATCGATATATCTTCCTTCGAAAGATAATTCCTTAAACACGTTTGAACTTTTTTTGGATTTGATTTGCATATAGATTGGTTTAGTAAGTTTATTTGGTAAAATTAAGTAATTTTTTTTAATGGCAAAATTATTTTTTAATTCTTTTCCATTTTGCTTCTCTTGCCTTTGGGCTTAACATAAACTCTTCCTCAATTTTATGGGGTATTTCATTTCTCTCACAAGTTTGATTTAATTTACAATTCTTCAAATAATTGTTAATATAACCCATCATATTATGACTACCAATTGGGTTTGCGGAATGAACGTAAATCGTTGGTAGTGGGATATTGGTATCCATACTAAGATTAACTAAAAATTTACAACAATCATATCCCGTTTTTTCCTCAATGTTATTATAATCAAGTTTATAGTTATCTTTTACGTTATTATAATATTCTATCATTGCACTTTCACCTAAATCGTGATCTAACGATATCTTCTCAACGTTATCTAACCCGTGAGTTTCAATTAATAATACGAATTGGTGGTAATCTCTAGCAATCACCCACCCATCTTCTAATGGGGTCCTAACGTCGTCTAAATAAATTTTAATTTTGTTATTCATTTTTAAATGGTTTTGAATAACTTGGATAAATAATTTTCCAAATTACTTGTTTGTAATCTTTTTTATCTAACATATTAAATAAAATATTATAGTGTCTATAGTGTTTTGCTTTTAATGCAAAATCTCTTCTTTCTAAATTTTGATTTAATAAATTATTAAAAATTTCTAAGTAATCTTTTTCGATGTTTTCAAATCTAACAACAAAATCTCGTACCGTATCTTTAACCCAATTATAAAATTCATCGGGAACCTTATCTAATATTTCATCTAACGGTTTATCATCTTTAAGTAACTCCCAGAGGTCTCTATTTGAAATATTGGTAATGATTCTATGTAACCTTACATATTCTTCTCCCTTAATCTTTATTCTGTAAATTGGTTTAGTGTTAAACCTTAACACGTAACCTTCATTATCATTAGATATGGTGTTTTTTAATGATTCGATGTTGTCACCTAAATTATAAGATTTAACGATTTCAAAATCAACATCACCTAACAACCCTTCACAATATTCCAACGGCATTTCAAAATCATCAAGCATAGTATGTACGATACCGATTAATACTAATTTTTCATCGGTACCATAATTTACTACGATTCTATTATCGGGATATATGATTTCAAAAAGATATGTGTAACCTGGATGTAAAGTGTCAAGATTGTATTTTTTTAACATCTCAGTACCCTTAATTGCTTGTTCAGATGTAAAGGAACCTCTAGAAGCTAAAATCCACTCACCTTTAGTTTTTGGTGTTGGTTCGTAGTATGAGTTATCATAATCTGGTAAATTATTTGGGTCAAAAAACCTTTCCATACCAGTTTCATAATTGTTATTAAACCATATATTATATCTTCTCTCTTCGGTTAATTCTTCCTCATAATAAAAAAGAATACCTAAAGATCCGTCCATTTTTTCGTAGACTTTAAATTCACCACTAGGTAATGAATCGGTTTCTTCTAGGTTAAAGAATTTTTTAAATGGTCTTGCAACTATTTGACCTTTTGAGTTGGTGACTAAACCACGACATTGCATTGTGATATCATCCCACAATTTTTCATATTGAACTTTTTGGGAATAATTCCAAATTGTTAAATCTTTAGTTGGGTGGGTTTGTTTTATTAACAAACCATCTTCGTAATATTTTTCTAACTTTTCTAACACAACGCTTTATTAAAGGTTTGTTTCTTTTTTGGTTTGGATTGACTGCATTAAGGAACGAAACAATGAATTGACTCATTTTAGAGTTTAATTTCGAATCTATTTTTCATTTGTTCCAATTTACCATCTGGAACATTATGGATGTTTACACTACCGTGTCTATTTTCAACAATAACAGTGTGTACTCTATATTTGTATCTTTCTGCCATTTCATAATAGGAATCCATTTCCCATTTTTCTGTAAAAGTATTTGCAACAACAATCCTTGAAATTTCTAATTTCATTCTTTCCGCACATTTTTGTTGACAATCATTATGTGCTTGTTTTATTTTAGTTGCATCAAAATTATAATTTCCTTTATCGTCTATGAAAAAATTATCAGCCGATAATACGTCTGGGGAATTTGATCCTGGGCAATATAAAATTATCTCACCTAATGATGATTTACCACTTCCTGGTAACCCTCTTAATAATATTAAGTCTCCCGTGTATTCTTTATCCTCCATATCAATACTTTTTTAATAAATAGAAATGGGTTGGGAAAAATCTCTCCCAACCCATATTTGGTTACTTAACCTCTTCTTTTTTAGAAGAGTCAGTAGGAGTTAACACTACAGTAGAGTCAGTTGAATTAGCCACAGCTGAATCAACTTGAACCGCGGTTGAGTCTGTTTGTTCAGTTGTGGTGGACCCTGTACCACACGCAGTTAATGCTGCAATAGCAAAAAGTGCGAAAACGAATGTATATTTTTTCATAAGTGTAAATATACGAAAAAATAATGATTATACCAAATTATAAATAAAAAACCCCAACGATGTGTCGGGGTTTTAAGGTCTTTCGGTGGGTTCAACCCCACTTACTTATGAAAAAAACGAAAAGGTTATCGACAAAGAGAACCTCCAAGAATATAAATATATATACTTTATGTAAAAAGTCAACTATTTACAATAATTTTTTTACAATCGTTAATTTTTCCGCCTTATACTTTAAAGTAATATTCTCTTTTTCGGTAATATTTCCTCGCAAAATCTCTTCACTTAGGAAATCTTCACACAAATTTTGAATAATACGTTTTAAAGGTCTTGCACCATATTCCTCTTGGGTGTTTAATTCGTAAATTCTATCAATTACTGATTTATCAAAGGTAATTTTATAACCTTTATCAGTTAATCGATTATTTAACTTAGCAACCTCAATCTGAATAATCTTTTTAAGGGTTTCCTCATTAAGTGAATTAAACAAAATGATATCTTCAATTCTATTTAAAAACTCAGGGTTAAATTGTTGTTTTAATGCCTTTTGAATAATAGACCTTTTAACATCAGATTTTTGTTGTTCACTTGATCCCGTGGTAAATCCAACCCCACCTCCAAAATCAGACACACGTTTTGCACCAACGTTAGAAGTCATAATGATGATTGTATTGGTAAAGTTTACCTTTCTACCAAATGAATCAGTCAAATGACCCTCATCTAAAATCTGTAATAAAATGTTGAACACATCTTTGTGGGCTTTTTCAATTTCATCGAATAAAATGACAGAGAATGGGTTATTTTTAACTTTCTCCGTTAATTGACCTCCTTCATCGTATCCAACATAACCTGGAGGAGAACCGATTAATTTAGACACGTTGTGTTTCTCCATAAATTCACTCATATCAACACGAATGATTTTTTCTGGGTCACCAAACAATAGTTCAGCAATTGATTTAGCTAAGAATGTTTTACCAACACCCGTGGAACCTATGAATATAAATGAACCAATTGGTTTGTTCGCATCTTTAATACCGACACGGTTTCTTCTAATTGATTTAGATATGGTTGAAATCGCATCATCCTGACCAATAACTTTTGCGGATAATAGAGACTCCATTTTTAAAAGTTTCTCCGTTTCTTTTGCGTCTAACTTAGTAATTGGAACTCCAGTCATTTCAGATATGATATCATACACATCATCAATAGTAATTGGGGTTTTATTTTCTTTTAGACTCTCCGCCCATTTTTGTTTCTCGTTTTCAAGTTTTGTGACTAACTTTCGTTCCTCATCTCTTAACTTGGCCGCCTCCTCATATTTTTGAGTTTTTACAACTTGTATTTTTTGTTCTTTAATACCCTCAATTTCCAATTTCAATTTCTCAATAACCTCGGGTACTCGACTACTTACTCTTTTTTCGGAACCTAATTCATCTAAAACGTCAATTGCTTTATCTGGAAATTGTCTATCCGTGATGTATCGATTTGAAAGTTTAACAATAGTTTCAACAACGTTATCTTCATATTCCACCTTATGAAAGGTTTCGTAAGATGATTTAAGATTTTTTAATATCTCAACCGTTTCACTTTGAGTTGGTTCCTTTAAAATGATTTTTTGGAATCTTCTAACAAGTGCAGAATCTTTTTCCAAGTGTTTCTTGTATTCATCAAAGGTGGTAGCTCCGATACATTGAATTTCACCTCTCGCAAGTGCGGGTTTCAATATGTTAGCAGCATCCATCGCTCCACTAGCATTTCCTGCACCGACCATTGTATGTAACTCATCGATGAAAACGACAACGTTAGTAACTTGTTGTAACTCATTTAAAATAGCTTTAATTCTTTCTTCAAATTGTCCACGGTATTTTGTACCTGCAACAAGTGAAGTCAAATCAAGTGACACAATTCTCTTATCTAAAAGATTAGTAGGACACTCACCCTTATAAACCATTAGAGCTAATTTTTCAACTAGTGCTGATTTACCAACACCAGCATCACCAACAATAACTGCATTATTCTTTTTCTTACGGGAAAGAATTTGAGCAATTCGTTTAACTTCTTTATCACGACCTATTACTGGGTCAATCTTACCTTCTTCCGCAATCTTAGTTAAATCTCTTGAGAAATTATCTAAAATTGGTGTCTCTGAACCCTTACGAACTTTTCTTGGATTAGTTTGTGGTCCGTCTTCAAAAAAATCTACTGCCATCTTATTAAGTTTTATTTGGTACAAACATAACATAAATTATTCTAAAAAACAAAAATAAGACAAAATGTCTAAAATAATGTCTAACAAATGTCTAAATGTCACTTTTAGACATTTGGCAAATAATTTGTACAAAGGTAGAAAAAACAATATTATTATGATAACATTATTTAAAGACCCATTCTTCAACACATTGGATAGTGTGTTTGAGCAATCGAGAGTAGGAACCTCTCCACAAATAAACGTTACTAAAAACGAAACGGAGTATAAGGTTCTTATGAGTGTTCCTGGTTTAACCAAGGAAGATTTAAAAATCACCATTAAAGATGGTATAATTAAAATTTCTTATTCAAAAGAAGAGAAAAATGAAACGAGTCATTTTGTGAACAGTTTCAGTAAATCTTATTCATTACCTGATGATGTTAAAGAAAAGGATGTTGAAGGTAAAGTTGAAAATGGAATTTTAGAACTAACGTTACCTCTTGAAAAAAAGAAACCGTTAGAACGTATTATCTCACTTAACTAATAAAAGACCCCCATTATTGGGGGTTTTTTATTTTTTATCAATATTTATATAGAAATATTGAATATTATGGGAAGAACATTAAGATTGACCGAATCTGAATTAACTAAATTAATACAAGAGATGATTAATGCAAACGAAATGGCATTATCTCATCAAGATTTCCAAACATCGGAGGAATTATCTGATTTAAGATCAGCCATCGATTCTAACAAAATTGTGAGTGTTGCATTTGTTAAAAAAGACGGTGGAGTTAGACATATGGCCATTAAAAAATATTTAAGTTCATACGAAGCTAGCGATAGACCTAAATCGGAAAAACAAATCAACATAGATTCAAATAACGATATGAAAACCGTTGTTGACATTAACTCGTACATCAAATTAGTAAAAGGTGGAATGGAGAAAAGTGAAGCGGCCGCTAAATCATTCAGAAGAGTGTTATTAGGTAACGTGTTAGGTTTCTTAGTTGCGGGTAAATTCAAAGATTTACGTCAAGAAAACAATATTCAAGAGAGATTTGGTGAAGAAGTGTATAATTCATTAACTAAGTCTATGGTAAGAGCAATGGATGCCGAACAAAATCAACAAGATGCCGAATTACAGGAATGTATGAAATAATTAAGAAATTAATGAAAATAAATGGACCCCTCTCAAACGAGGGGTTTTTTATTTGATATTTATTTAGTATATTCTTATAAAAACATAAAACTATGGGTATTATATCAGAATCGATTAATGGTAACTTAATTGAGGTTACAATTAAATCATCAAACTTACAGAGTGCCACATATTTCACTGAAGAAGAGAAATTATCTGTAACTTTTAATAATGGATCTATTTATGAATACGAAAAGGTTCCTTGGGCTAAGTTCACTAAATTTAGAATGGCCGAATCTCAAGGAAAGTATTTTAATCAGGAGATATCCAAAACACACAAATTTACCAAAGTAAAATGAGTTTATTTGAAGAACTAGTTGAGTACACTAAAGATGACGAAAGAATTGTAAAATCTTTTGAAACTAAGGATAGTCTATCAAGTGAAATTTTTGACGAATCTAAAGATGGTTTCAAAATGAAGGGTGACGTTAGAAAACGTTTACTTGAGATTGCGGATGATTTTGTTGAATCTTTTGGTGTTGAATTCTTTATTCACGACATAGTGTTAACTGGTTCTTTATCAAACTACAATTGGTCGGAATTTTCTGATGTCGATTTACACGTATTAATTGATATGGATGAAATGGATGGAAATAGAGGTAAAGATTCAATCGCGTTACATACAATAGTAAAAGAATTTTTTGACGCAAAAAAGAATGTTTGGAATGAGAAACACAACATTAAAATTAAAGGTTTTGATGTGGAAGTTTATGTTCAAGATGTGGATGAACCACACATTTCTTCAGGTGTTTATTCCATTTTACACGATAAGTGGGAAATTGAACCTAAAAGAGAAACACCTAATATTGATGATAGAAAGATATTAGAAAAGGGCGAAGAATTCGCCAAAAAAATAGATTATTTAGTTGATTTGGGTCTTAATAGTGAAGTTTTACCTAAGATTGAATCGTTAAGAAAAAAATTAAAACAATTCAGACAAAGTGGTTTAGAGACAGGAGGAGAGTATTCTTATGAAAACTTAACCTTTAAATTACTTAGAAGAAATGGATACATAGAGAAGTTACTAAAACTAAAAACGGACATAACAGATAAGAAATTGTCCATAACACAATAAGGAACCTTATTTTTTTCTATATATCTATGTATTTATAGGATAAGAATAAGTATATCTTAATTAATATCAAAATGGCAGAATTAAAACCACTTGGAAGTGAGAAATTAAACGGGGATGACAAATTAAAAAGAATCCTTGAGTTAACTTACTACAATAACGCAAATAATAAACCTCAATCAAAATCAGCAGAATTAGTTTCAGAAGCTAAGAATGGTGGTGGTGTATATGGTATCGTTAAAGAAAGAGACGGTTACTATGTTAAGAGAGGTCTAAACGAATCATCACTTGATTATATCGGTGGTATGTTTATGAAGAATAAAAACAGATTTTCTTCATATGGTGAGGCGTTAAAAAGACTTGAGTTGGTTAAAGGTCAAGAGGAGTTACAAGAAGCAACAAAATATGTTTTAAAACAGAACAAACCTCAAGGAGAGGCTCTAGCTGCTGAACCTGCAATGGACGTTCCAGCACCAGAGGCTGAACCATCCGCAGATATGTCAGCACCTGATATGGGTTCTACTGACACTGAAGCTCCATCTATGGATGACGTATCTACAGATACCGAAGCTCCTGAAATGGGTGATGAAGAAATGGGTGATGAGTCAAGTGCAGAAGGAAAACCTTCCGATTATATGGCTGAAGTGCAAAAATTTGCAGGTAAACTTGGTCAAGAATTAAGAGACCAAAAAGAAAAAATGGAAAGTGACGATATTAAGTACGTTCTTAATATGATTATATCCGCAGTTGATTTAGATAAACTTGAAGAAGAGGATATTGAAGAAATTGCTAAAAAATTCGAAAGAGATGAAGATTTTGGTGACGAAGAGGTACCTGCTGAAGAACCTGAAATGGGTGACGAAGAAGTACCCGCTGAAGAACCTGAAATGGGCGACGAAGAAATTGAGGAAGAATTATCAATGGACGCTTTAACTGGTGAGGACTCATCAATGGATGCTTTGGAATCTTTTATTAATACTCCAATTGAGGCAGACGAAATTGATTTATCAAAATATGCCGATATTGATGAAGAATCCGACGATATTCAAGAAATTGATATGGATGAAATCAAAAACGAAATTAACAAGAGTGTTGGTGAGACACTAAGCAAATATTTCAAATAAATGAATCTTATCTATGTCAATGAAATCGGTTCAGATTACAAAGGTCAAAAACAGTACGAATTTATCTTTAGTTCATCTACTGAAATTGACATAGAGGAGTGGTTTGTTATACCAGCATCCGCAATATCTGGATCTAAATCACCTGAAATAGAATATGTCGACTTAGTTGGCTTATTAAAAAATACCGATTTAAAATTAGAATTAGTTCAAGACTCCGATTATTTCGGAGTTATTGATGCTGTAGATGGTGTAGTCGCATTGGCTTGGGAGAAATTTGATTTCGAATCTGAGTTCGATAGATTAACCTTCAAATTTGGGGAATCTTTGGAATCTGTTTCTAAAAAACTAAAACAAAGAGATTATCAATTATTAAAAGAAGAGATAAAATTCAAAGAAATATGAAAAGAAACGAAATAGTTGAATCCTTAATGAAAGAAGGGTTCTCAGAAAAAACACTAGTTAATTTTAGTGACAAACAACTTGTAACATTTGCAAGTAGAATCTTAGGTGAAGCCGATATTATGATTTCAAAAAAAGATCCGTTGGCATCTCAAAAAATCGCCGACGCAAAAAAACAAAACAAATCTATCGAAACTTACGAAGAGGAGATGAAAGAAGAATTAAAGGGTAATCAAAAGAAATTAGATAAGAATCACAATGGTGAAATTGATGCTCAAGATTTTAAAATATTAAAGGGTCAAAAAAAGAAAGATTCAAATAAAAAAGACAAAAAGGAAAACATAAAAGAGTGGGTTTCTGAAGTTGCTAACAAAAAATTTCATAGTTTTACATCAAAAAATGAAATTATGGAAATGATTCAATTCAAATTGAAAGAACAAGAGGTTGGTCCACAAGTTAAAAAAGGACATAACGGTATTCCAGAATTTATGAGTTACGATGTTATCTCAAACGTTGAAACTGTGGATGCTCAACCAACAACAAAACCAGCACCAGTAAAACCAAAAACAAATCCTGGTACTAAACCAAAAACACCTTATCAACCTGGTCCGGGAAAAAACCCTAAACCAAAAGCGTTAAAAGAAACAAAATAATGATACTTTCTAAGAAAAAATTACTATCTTTGATAAAAGAAAATTTAGAAGAGATGGCAATGGATTTTGATTCAGAGGATAGACCTGATAGTGGGGTTGAAGATAAATTGAAACAGGGGGAAACTCCTTTTAAGAAAGTACCTTTACCTAAAACAGGTGACGAACCAAACAAGAACTTCCAAGAAGTACTTGGTTCTGAAAGATATAGACAATTACTAGCAACACTTAGAAGATATGTTCCGAACGCTCCAACTCTTCGTGGGATGGAGGGAGTAATGAGTTTACAACACTTGTTAATGAATGCACACAACACTATTGTTCAAGCGGAATTAAATCATAGAGAAGAATTAGAACGTTTAGCTGTGGATTTAGTTATGAAGGAAATGGGTATACCAGAAGGTTCCATTGAATTTGACGCTAAAATAATTGGAATGGGTGAGGTCGACACTGATGATTTTAATAGAGACGATAACAACGAAGAAAATCCAGAAGAAGTTGATATTGATGACGATATCGATTTAGGTGTTGAACTTAACTTATTTAATGAATTACAAGGTTTAGATGTTGAGAAAGCTAAAAGACGTTTGATTAACAGTGTCATACAAGGAGCATCTAACAAGGGACATTATATGTACCATTTAGCTCCTGAAAAAATTGGTGAAATTACGGGTAATCCTAATTTAATCAATATGTACGGTATTATGATGTCAATCAATGACCTTAGTTATTGGCAATTGAGTGACGAGACAATTAAACAGATGGGTAATTCGGGTGCAGGAAAAGAACAAGTTGAAAGACCTGAAGATGAAGATGGTGTAGCGAAAGTAGTTGCACGTGGGATTAACTTTCCTGTTTTAGTTCACGAATTAATAAAAGGAGTATTAGAATTATTCGCAATCCAAGGAAGACCTGAAGATGAAGAAACATATGATGAAGTTGAATCTTCTGAAGATACTTTAGAAAAGGAAATGTGGGATTTGAGATTAGGTCCCGCAATTTGGGATAGATTGAGAAATCAATTTCCTGAAGATATTCTGATTGATGAGAATAAAAGAGAATTACAAAATTACTTACTAGTTGAAATATTCAAATTACCCGCTAAAAAATTCTTAGTCTTTATGAGAGAAGTTCTACAAGGAACCGAAAAAGGTAAGAGATTAATGAACGAATTAATGGAGGGTATCAATAGAATGTTTAATGACCAAGCTTACGAAGATGCCGTTTCAGTGTTTAGAGACGATTTAGATGATGTGACTGATGAATCAGAACCTGACGATATTAATAGTTTCCTTAATTCATTAGGGATTAAAGGAAATATTGATTATGATGACGATGATGAAGAAGACGATGATAGTCCATTTCAAAGAAGATAATATAAAGGTGGTAAGTTTTACCACCTTTTTTTGTATTTATATATATGAATAGTAGAGCAGAACAATTATTAGAATATGCAAAAATTATAAAGGACACACCTTACGCACTGAGAACGTATCTACAAACGTATGATAACACTCAGAAGAAATATGTACCTATGAATTTGTTTCCAGATCAAATACAATTGATTCAGGATTACGAAGATTACAATGAAAATATTACTAAAAAGTATAGACAGGCGGGGGTAACAACAGTAACCGCCGCTTGGTTATCAAAAAAATTACAATTGGCTAAACCTGAGAATCCCGAAAGGATTCTTATTATTGCGAACAAACGTGATACGGCGATTGAGATGGCAAATAAAGTTCGTCACTTTTTAGAACAATGGCCAGAATGGATAAATGTAGGGTTCTCACCTGATAAAAACTCCGAAAGTAGATTTAGATTAAATAATGGGTCCGAAGTTAAGGCGGTTGCAACATCTGCGGATGCACTTCGTGGTTTTACACCAACGGTACTTGTATTTGACGAGGCCGCATATATCGAAGCGGGAGAAGATTTTTGGGCAGCATCTATGGCGTCTTTGTCTACGGGTGGTAAGATTATACTTATCTCAACTCCAAATGGATATGACCCAATATATTATGGTGTTTATGATCAAGCATTAAGAGGTATTAATGACTTCCATATAACCGATTTAAGATGGTTTAAAGACCCAAGGTATACCAAGGACCTAAGATGGGTTAAATGTAACGATATATGTCATTATATGTTGAATAGAGAACAATATAATGATGATGAGGTTGTTCTTACAGAATTTGACATAAACAAATACCAAGAATTAGAAGAACAGGGATATAAACCATTTTCCTCTTGGTTTGAATCTATGTCTAAAAAATTCAAATACGATAGACGTAAAATCGCTCAGGAGTTGGAGTGTGATTTCTTGGGTTCGGGAGACGGTGTTATTCCTGGTGATGTTCAAGAGAATATTGCCAAAAATATGATTAGAGTTCCGATTGAGAAGTATATGCAGGGGACTTTTTGGCAATGGAAAGAACCTATTAATGGTCACAGATATATTATGGGTGTTGACGTTAGTAGAGGTGATAGTGAGGATTTTTCATCTATTAATATTATTGATTTCGACGATAGAGAACAAGTTGCGGAATACATTGGTAAAATACCTCCAGATGATTTAGCTGCGATTGCATATAAATGGGGAATCTTATATGGTAACGCCTTTATTGTAATTGATATTACGGGAGGTATGGGGGTTGCCACATCTAGAAAGTTACAGGAATTAAATTATAAGAATTTATATATTGACGGAATTAACACTCAAAATATTTGGGAGTATAACAAGAAGGCGTTAGATAAAATTCCTGGATTAAACTTTAATAATAAAAGAACTCAAATTATTGCCGCGTTTGAAGAGGCTTTAAGAAAAGGATTCCAAGTTAGGTCAAATAGATTATTAAATGAACTTAATACGTTTGTTTATATGAATGGAAGACCTGACCATATGAAAGGTGCTCACGATGATGCCATTATGAGTTTATCTATGGCTTTATATTCTGCGGATATTTGTTTCAATCAATTAGAAAAAACCGAAAACGCAAATAAAGCAATGTTAGAGTCTTGGACTATGTCCGAGAGAACTTATGAGGTGAATAAATCACATTATTCCTATGGAACATCATTAGACCCAATCGGAGCAATGGCGACAGACCCAAGTTTTTTCCACAAAGATAACCCACATAACGTACCAAAAGACCAATATCGTGAGTTCTCTTGGTTATTTGGAAAAAGTAAATAACGTTTCCTAATTAAATAAAAAGGTTTATATTGTAAAGAAAACTATTTATATACGATGGCAGAGAATAATAACACAGTCTTTCAGAAATTAACGAGGATGTTTGGTTTCCCTAATCAGGTAAAAAAAGACCAAATACCTTCATTTAATTTCTCTAAAGACCAAATACTAAAGACGGATAATAGAGAAGAGTACGAAAAGGCTATGTTGCAAGCTCAACAAAGTCAATACGTTGCCGATAAGTGGGCTAAATTAGACCAATCTCTATATAACCAATCGGTTTATTATGAACCAAACAGATTAGCCGCGTACTATGATTATGAATCTATGGAGTTTACTCCTGAAATTTCAGCAGCGTTAGATATCTACGCGGAAGAATCAACAACATTATCTGAAAAGGGTGAAATATTAACTATATTTTCAGAATCAGATAGAGTTAAATCAATATTAGAAGATTTATTCATTAATAAATTGGACGTAAACACAAACCTACAAATGTGGGCGAGGGGTTTATGTAAGTACGGTGATGATTTTGTTTATTTAAAAATAGATCCTGAAAAAGGTATCATTGGGGTACAACAATTACCAAACATTGAGATTGAAAGAATTGAGGGTTCTGCTTCTAAGAATCCTGGACAAATGTCAGACGCTAAAGCTCCAACAAGAGAACTACGTTTTACTTGGAAGAACAAGGAAATGGAATTCCAAGCTTGGGAGATTGCTCACTTTAGATTATTAGGTGATGATAGAAAGTTACCTTACGGTACTTCTATGTTAGACAAGATTAGAAGAATTTGGAAACAACTTTTACTTGCTGAAGATGCAATGTTAATTTACAGAACATCAAGAGCACCTGAAAGACGTGTATTTAAAGTATTCGTTGGTAATATGGATGATAAGGACATTGAACCATATGTACAACGTGTTGCTAGTAAATTCAAAAGAGACGCAGTTGCAGACCCACGTAATGGTAATGTGGATATGAGATATAATCAGATGGCAGTTGACCAAGATTATTTTATCCCTGTACGTGATCCATCACAAACAAACCCAATCGAAACTTTACCAGGAGCACAAAACTTAGGTGAAATTGCCGATATCGAATATATTCAAAAGAAGTTATTAGCTGCGTTACGTATTCCTAAAGCTTTCTTAGGATTTGAAGAAGTTGTAGGTGAGGGTAAGACTTTAGCATTAATGGATATCCGTTTTGCTAGAACAATTAATAGAATACAAAAATCATTAATTCAAGAATTAAATAAAATTGCTTTAGTTCATTTATACCTTATGGGGTTAGAGGATGAGTTAAATAATTTTACATTATCATTAACAAACCCATCGGCACAATCTGATTTATTACGTATTGAACAATGGAAAGAAAAAGTTACTCTTTATAAAGATGCAACTTCAGACCAATCACAGGTTGGTATCTTACCAGTTTCACATACTTGGGCTAAAAAGAATATACTTGGGTTTAGCGATTCAGAAGTTATTCTTGACTTACAACAACAACGTTTAGAACGTGCAATGGGATTTGAATTAACAAATACTCAAAATATCATTAAACGTTCTGGAGTGTTTGATGAGGTTGATGCTAAGTACGGTATACCAGAAGAAGAAAGAAAGGCAGCAGAAGCTGCGGGTCAAACTGGTGAATCACCTGCGGGAGGTGGAATGGATATGGGAGGAGGAGGAGCTCCACCACCGGCTGATGCGGGAGGAGAAGCACCACTTAGTGAATCCAAAAAATCAAAAATATTAGGAATGTTAGGTGACGAAAGTTTATCAATTAATGACTTATTTGATATGGATAAGGCGAAACGTAATATTTATGAAATAGAAACAAAAATAAAAGACATTTTAAACGATTAAAAATGAACAATTTCGGGAAGATTAAATCCAAGTTATTGAAAACAATAACCGAAGCTTACGAGCAAGGTGAACTTAAGAATAACACTAAGAACTTAATTAAAGTAGTTAAGAAAAATAAAGACTTTAAGGAAATGTATATGTTTTATGAAGAAATCGAAAACAAATACTTTGACGATAAAGAAGTTGCAAGATTATATGTTGAAGAAATTGGTAACATATTAAAACAAAAAGCATCAAAAGTTAAAGACTTCTGTGAAGTTATTAATATGTCAGTTTACAATGCTCAAATTGACGAGAATGAGTTATATGACTCAATCGACCAATTATTAGAAGAAGATAGTTTAAAGAACATCGATAAAAAAGTGGTTGCTAAGAAAAAATTAGTAGAACATTTAACAACAAAGAAAGAAATAAAAGAATCACAATTAGATACGTATACCTCAAATGAGAATCTTTTACACGCGGTTTTAGCCAATAATTTTAACGTATTATATACTAACAATTTAAACGAAGAACAAAAAGAAGAATTAAAAACTATTCTTTCAATTTCAAATGAAGATTTAGTTTCAAAGACAACAGAATTAAAAGAATCTATTCTTAATAAAGTAGGTTCACTTTTAAGTGAATCAAACGACAACGACTTAACCACTAAATTAAGTAAAGTAAAGGATGAGGTTCAAGAAATGGATTTATCCAAATACAATTATTATCGACTTACTCAATTAAAAAATGGTCTTGATTAATCAAGACCATTTTTAATTTGTTGTATGTACGTTGCCTTTAGACGTTGAGTTCTTTTTACAACGGAGGGTTTAACAAATTCCTGTCTTTTTCTTAACTCTTGAATTTGTTTGGTTTTTTGAACCTTGTTTTTATACAGCTTTAGTGCTCCCTCAATTCCCCTATTACTGTCTACTTTGATGTATAACATATCTATAATTATATCTCAAATATACTAAATATTTTTTGGTATTTCAAATATTTTAGTTTATATTTTTTTAACACCATAAAATAAAATAATATGAAAATATAAATGAAAACAGGAAAGTATATCTCCCTTGGAGAGTACAACGAAGTAAAAATTGGATATGGAACCGTAGACTTCAAAAACTTAAAAACAATCTACCTAAAATTAAACGCTTGGGTTGAGCCAAATAACGATACTGATGATTTCGATTATCTAATTAGTAAAACAAGGAGAGGGATTAAAGAAATAATTTATAATTTAAAAAATGAAAATTTTAAACCTCAGTGTATTGTAGATTTAGATATTAGAACAAAAGGTATAAAATTAAATAAAAGGTCATTTATGAACCTTGAAGTTACATTATACGTTGATAATTTCTTTGATGTTAAGTCTAAACACATTAAATTATCAATTAAAGAGATAATTAAATCTATCATTGATGAGAGGTTATCTAACAAAAATCTCTTTAACTTCTACAAAAACAAGAAATAACTTATATATCGATGTATTTATAGTATTAATAGAAACTATAAATGAAGATATTAGGTCCTAACGAAACGGGAAAGGGAATATTAATCGAGTATGACGCTGGACACGTTTCCCCCGAAGACAACAAAAAAATTATATCGGAAATGAAGGATATGGACTTTTCACAAGACCTTATCCTTTATGCCGTTTTACAAAAATACGACACTCCAAACAAAAACGGGAGAATCTATCCCGAGTCTATTCTTAAGAGAGAAGACCAAAAATACCAACAACTTATTAAAAAGGGTGGAGCCCTTAACGAATTAAATCATCCATCATCATCACTTATCGATTTGGATAGAGTATCACATTCCATTCTTGAGACTTGGTGGGAAGGAAAAATGTTAATGGGTAAAATAAAATTATTCACTTCTCCTGGTTGGAGAAAGATGGGTATTGTATCTACTAAAGGTGACCAAGCCGCAATGTTAATTATGAACGGAGCAACTCTTGGTATATCCTCTCGTGGGGTAGGTTCATTAAAGAACGTAAAAGGTCAAAATGTGGTTCAGGAAGACTTTGAACTAGTTTGTTTTGATTTAGTATCGTCACCATCTACTCCGGGTGCTTATGTATTTGCTGACTTAGCGGATAGAGAACAGTATCAAGAATCGGTACAGGAAAATCCGATACTTGATGACAGAATGAAAAAATTAATGGGTGGTTTAGATAAATTTTTATCTAAATAACAAATTTTTTAGGGTTTCTAGTATTAGAAAAGAGAATTTTCCATAAAACCGTAATATTTATAAAGTAATAAAACAAAAAAAATGACCGAAAAATCCATTTTAGAACAAGCGTTACTTCAAGTTCAAACACTTGAAGAAGCAGTAAAGCAAAATGCAAAGGGTATACTTGCTTCAACAATGAAACAAGAACTAAATGATTTGCTTAAAGAATCGGAAGAAGAGGAAGAAGAAGCAGCTCCTGCAATTGGAGATGATTCTGATGAGCCTAATGAAGAGGGAACAAATGATATGTCAGAACAACCAGTAGCCGACGACGAAGAAGGTGAAGATGATTCTGAAAATGTTGATGACCTTGATAATGATGATCCAAGTAAAGACATCGATTCTATGGATTCTGAAGACGAAATGTCTGATGATGAAGAAGAAGATTTCGATGCACCATCTTTTGATGATGTAGACACAGATGATGAAGATGTAATGGATATGACCGGAGCTTCAGATGATGAAGTTTTAAAAGTTTTCAAAGCGATGAAACCAGAAGATGGTATTGTTGTTAAGAAAGACGGTAGTGACCTTAATCTTGACTTGGGTGATGACGAGTATATCATCAAACTTGATGGTGAAGAAAGTGAATTACCTATGGATGAAGAATTCGGAGATGACTCTGAAGAAGCTCCTGAATTAGGTGAAGAAACTATCTACGAAATTGAGTTAGACGAAGAGGAAGAAGAAGAAATTGAAGTTTCTGAAGAAGAATCTGAGGAAGATGGTAAAGAAGTTGAAGCTACTGAAGCTGCAAGAACTTACGGTAATGACGTTAGAACTCCAGCGAACCAAGGTAAAAAATACAAAGCCGGTCGCCACGAGATGAACGAAGAAGTTGAAACATTGAAAAAGCAAAATGCTGAGTACAAGAAAGCTTTAGTTCTTTTCAAGGAGAAATTAAACGAAGTTGCAGTGTTCAACGCAAACTTAGCTTACGCTACTCGTTTGTTCACAGAACATTCTACTACAAAGCAGGAGAAATTGAACATATTAAAGAGATTTGATTCAATTTCAACTATGAACGAAGCTAAAAACTTGTTCAACACAATAAAATCTGAATTAGGTACTAAAATTACAGTAACTGAATCAGTAGTTGAGAAAATCTCTAACACCCCATCATCTTCATCTTCTCAAGAAGTGTTATCTGAAGCGAAAGCTTATGAGAATCCACAATTCAAGAGAATGAAAGATTTAATGGGAAAAATAAAATAATAATAAATAAAAAACAAAAACCAAATATTTTAAAATGGGAGCATTATTAGAATCAGGTATGGTAGGTAACATCGGTCTTAAGCACCTTAGAGTTATCAAAGAAGATACCATCAAAAAATGGGACGAGTTAGGCTTTTTAGAAGGTCTTGACGGTCACCAAAAAGATAACATCGCGCAATTGTATGAAAACCAAGCGTCACACTTAATCAACGAAGCGGCAGTAGCTGATGCGTCTGGTTCTTTCGAGACTGTAGTTTTCCCAATTATCCGTCGTGTATTCTCTAAATTATTAGCTAACGACATCGTGTCTGTACAAGCTATGAACTTACCAATTGGTAAATTATTCTATTTCATTCCTAAAATTCAGGAAAGAAATTCAGGAGCACATTATTCTCCATACGGTTATCCGTCAACTTCAACTAACCCTAACGAAGGTTACACTGGAGCTACAAGTTTGTATGACAGATTCTACGAAGGTGGTGATGATGCTGATCAAGGATTGTTCGACTACTCTAAAGGAGAAGTTAGCACAATTTCTTTAACTGGTACATCTATCGTTACTTTCGCAAGTGGCGTTGAAAGTTCTCCAGTAACTTTGAGCTCAGGTTCAACTCCATCATCAACGGTAATCCTTAAGTTAACTGGTTTCTCTAAACCAGGTCAAGGTAAATTAGCTGGTCCAGACGGTAACGAAATGGATACAGAAGAATTCTTGGCTTCTTTACAAGTATCATCTGCTAAAGTTAGAGGTGGTGCTTCATTACCTTTCAATGTGGTAACACAAAAATATGGTAAAGGTATTGTTGAATACGGTGCTAAAGCATTTAACTCAGCTAACGGTCTTGGATACCAAGATATCTGTGATGAGAATGGTGTAATCTACTTAAGTGTAGACGTTGAAACATACTCTGCAACTTCAGGTTTTGCTAAATTCACTCCAACAGGTACAACAACTGTAGCTGGAGCTGACTTCGTAGCTACTTTCCGTAGATATGCAAGTTTAGAATTCGAAGATCAAATTGGTGAAGTATCTTTCGATCTTTCTTCTGTAACAGTTTCTGTAACTGAAAGAAAATTGAGAGCAACTTGGTCTCCAGAATTAGCTCAAGACGTTAGTGCATTCCACAACATCGATGCTGAAGCTGAATTAACGGCTTTATTATCAGAGCAAATCGCAGCTGAAGTTGACCGTGAAATCTTACGTGACTTACGTAAAGGTGCAGCTTGGAAAGCTAAATGGGATTACAATGAGTGGAAATACGGTGGAAACGGTGGTGCAACTTTACAAGGTTACACTCAAAAAGACTGGAACCAAACATTAATCACTAAGATTAACCAAGTTTCGGCTCAAATCCACAAAACTACTTTAAGAGGTGGTGCTAACTGGATCGTAGTTTCTTCAGAAGTTTCTGCAGTATTCGATGATTTAGAGTACTTCCACGTATCTAACGCTCACCCAGAGCAAGATCAATACAATATGGGTATTGAGAAAGTTGGTACATTAGCAGGTCGTTACCAAGTATACCGTGACCCTTACTTCCCAGCAGGAAAAATCTTGATTGGACACAAAGGTAAGTCATTGTTAGACGCTGGTTACATCTACGCACCATACGTTCCATTACAATTAACTCCTACTATGTACAATCCGTTCAATATGACCCCAATTAAGGGTATTATGACGAGATACGCTAAGAAAATGGTTAATAACCGTTACTTCGGTGTAATCGATGTACAAGGTATTGTAACATTCAATATGGATACATTAAGATAATCTTAGGATTTATCATACTAAAAGACCCCCTCAGAAATGTGGGGGTTTTTTATTGTTGGTATATTCCAAAAAAATACTTATATTTGTGGTATGGCAGACGTAGATTACAATAAATTAAGATTGGATGTCTTAGAAAAGTTAATATATTCTAGAGGAATAGAATGTAAGATGAATAAGACAGAAATGATTAGGACGTTGAAACTTGATGATGAGGGAAAATATAAACCTCCAATGAAAGAGACAACATATGAAAAATCAGATGGAGGTTATATTGTGAGTATAGATTTGGGTAACCAACCACATTTGACGCAAATGGGTAATTTAATTTTAAAAAAAGAGGCTAAAAATTTACATAGATTCGCTAACGGTAGTTTGTATTATTGGTCAAAACAAAAATTAATTTAATATGGAGTGGATTGAGTATTTTTTAAACATTGCAGAACAGGTTAAACTGAAATCTAAAGACCAATCTACACAGATAGGTGCAGTTATCGTTGGGGAGGACAAAGAGGTACTTTCTACGGGTTATAATTCATTTCCGAGGGGATTGGATGATTCTAAACAAGAACGTCAGGAAAGACCTGAAAAATACTTCTGGATGGAACACGCAGAACGTAATGCGATTTATAATGCCGCTCGTATTGGTGTATCATTAAAAAATTCCACAATATATCTTACGTCGGGATTACCGTGTATGGATTGTGCAAGAGGTATTGTAAATAGTGGAATTAAGACTGTTTACTGTAAACAGGTATGTACCACTAAAAATAGAGATAAATGGGACGAATCTCAAAAGAAAAGTCTTGAGTTGTTGAGAGAATGTGATATTGATGTAATTTATTACTAATTACCAAGTTCTACAAGCCCAATACCTTGGTTTCCAACGTGGACCTGGATTTGAACAATTATGTCTTGCTCTAAATGATTTTCTTCTCTTAGGGTTATTCTTCTTAATAACCATTCTTTTACCCTTTGCAGATTTACCACCGAAACCAAAGTTTACTTTAACAACTTTACCTTTATCGTTCTTAACGTATACTTTAAACTTTTTAACGTCACCTTGCATTATCTTACCTAATTGAACTTTACGTCCTTGGTATTCAGCTTCTTGAAGTAATCCGTAAGCTTCAAATTCTGTATTTTCAATTGATCCAAACTCATCTTCGTATATTAATACTGGAGTTTCTTCATTGTATTCGAATAATCTTTCGAATTGTTCTTCAGTAACTGTAATAATCATTTTTTTGTATTTTTTAGTATTATCGGTACCACATTTGTGACATACATATGGGTCATTACCACCTTCGGATAGTTTCCAAGACCAATCACAACTGTCACAAATTATTTTTTTATCCTTTTTAATCGATTCATCAAATCGAGTCATTGTTGGTTTATTTCCCTTACCTACTTTTGGTTCCTTTTTTTCTGCTCTTCTTTTTTGAGAAGTCATCGCTTTCTTCTCTTTATTATCATAAGAAGATGCAATTTTTGGAGTCTCTTTTGACACCTTTTTAGATGGTCTACATTTTGGATAGGATTTACCGTCAGCATCTTTTCTACCACAAGGTGGGTGTTTACCCTTAACCTTTCTACTAACGTCAACCCATTTTTCCTTAAACCATCTTCTAAGGTCTTCTTTTAAGACTTCACCCGATTGGATTGATTCTTCAATGTATTGTTTATCTTCTTTTGAAACGATAATTTTCATATTATTTACATTTTTTCCAACCACCACCTTTAGCTTTGTAGTTTTTCGCCGCCCAACCATTAGCATATGCGGATGGATAAACGTCAAATTTTCTTTTTGCTGCAGCTTTAGACGCTGCCCATTTTGCTGGTTGAGTTGGGCAATTTTTACTTTCGTCTATTTCACCGTATGATTCATTTTTAGGTTTTTTACCTTCTTTCTTCATATTGATGGCAATTGCAGCTTGTTGAGAAGGATTTTTAGATTCGTTAACATCTCCTTCTTTCTTTGTTTCGTTCATAAAGAAATCAAAAACCTGGTCCATATTGTTCTTAGCCTCAGATACGTGATCATCCGCCCAATCGTGACCGTTTTTGATTATGGAATCTAACTCATCGGGATTCATTTTTAACAACATTTCACATTGTCTTTGAATCTGTTTTAAGTTACCAAAAAACATATAATTTTCTGGACCTCCCATATCGTTTTCTTTAACGACATTATGAAGGTGTTTTTTAATTAATTCATTTAGTTTCATTTTCATAAATATTACTTTTCGGACACAATTTCAAATTTTATATAATCATCGTAGAATATTTCTTCAGTGTGAGTTTTACCCTTCAATTCAATCCAATACTCTCTAGGTATATAATTTTCAGTGTATAATGTGAATGAATTTTCGTTTGTAACGTCTAATTGAGTCCAATCGTGAACAATTACATTAGTTCTACCTTCCTTGATGAACATTCTATAGTAAACCTCATCGAATAGTTCGGTTTTTGGTTGATTTATTGACCTAAACTTAACTACTATTTTTCTTTTCTCCCCCTTAATTATCTTCTCATTTAATTTGATACCTGAATATTGAATAGCATATCTCTCCAATTCTGTTTGGTTTTCACCAACAGTATACAGTGACGTATATGGTTTAGGTATGAATTTTTGTTTTACATCGTTGATTGAAACTCCGTCTAATACCAACCCTTTCCATTTATCAAAAAAGAAACGTTTTCCATCACATAAGACACCGTTCAACCCAAATGTAACCTTATATACTCCCTTCTTTATTTTGATTGGTGTAAGGTTACTCAAACCAACAATATTAGTATTATTACTATCTAATATGTCAACCATAGGTAAAGTGTCTAAGTCATAGAAGTTAGTACCTTTAGTTACGTATAGATATAGGTTTTGATTTGTTTTTTCAATGAAATTTAATCTATCGTCGTTGATTCTATCATTAAAATATGTTTCAACGTATGGTTCAAAAAATGTCTGTGTGTATTTTGTAAAGAAAGCAACTGATTGGTCAATTTCCGCCGTGATATCCTGATAAAGAACAGAAAATGCTAAACCTAAACCGTGATTTGTATTACCATTAAGCAGTATTCCATTCACGTACTCAGTAATATCAACATCTAAGTCCTCATCTCCATTGTCGAAATGTATTGTTGCAATTACCACCGGATTGTTAGAGTAAATACCCTCACTTCCCCAAGCATCTAATGTTGTTCTATTGTACCAGTTTGATGGTCTTTCGTCAAACGTTTCATTACCTGTTGTGAAATCATATCCACCGTCTTCATAATCGAAACCAAGACCTTCGTCCCAAAATTCTGAAACTTTAAAAACAATAATATCGAATGAATTGGTTCTTTGTCTTCCTGAACCTCTTTTTGCGCCTAAAAAGGTCTCATCACCAAAAATGGTGTTAGTTAGGTGAAGTGTATGCTTAGTGTCATCATTTATGACATATTCACCCGAATCTATTTTATTTTTTAATTCACTAAAATCAACTTTGAATATGAATTTAGAAAATCCTGAACCATAAAAAATCTCCGTGGTTGGGTTCTTTGCAGTATTAACCTGGGAGTTTTTAATGATTGTATTATTTTTTTCAAAATATGAACGAAAATATGACATCTCTCTTTTATTTTATAAATATCAAATTAATTGATTCTAATCGATTTGTTCAAGAGATCGTTTTCAATACTTTTAAGTAACTCCAATAATTGCATATATTCCTCGAATTCTGAGTTCTGAACCATAGGTCCAACTACGTTGTGTTCGTGGTTAAAAACGACTAAAATCAACTGTTGTAGTAATCTCAGTAAATTCTCACCCCTGACTGTTGAATATGTGTTAGGTTCTATGTTTTTTATGTAATCTTCCTGGGTATATTCGTATTTGTCTAATATATTAAAATTAATAGACTTCTCCGTTTCGTTTGTATCTGTAGATAATAAAAATAACTTATCAGATTTTAATGCGGCAAAAGTCTGTTCAGGGGAGGCACTTATTGTTTTTAATTGTATGGTTTTTACCGTCTGTTTTTTAACAGGTGGTAATAGTTGAGTTTGTGACCAAATTAAACCACTTTTAGGTCCTATTTTAAAGATTTTAACCTTTGATAGGATATTTTCCTTATCCGTTTCTTCGGTAACCGTTAAAGGGGTCATTTCGATGAATTTTACCGATGGTCGAAAATATAACGGAAAATCTTCTCCTTCTTTTGGTAAATCACTATTTGATAGTTGTGGAAATAAATCTCCGAAAGTTCTTAGTAGTCCCTTCAAACCTCTATCTACTATGGTATAAAAAATATTATTAATTTCACTGTGAATAAAATTAATATTTTCATTTGTTATATCAATTGTAAATGTTGGGGTTGAATCTGTATTATCAGTGTTAACCAATTTTAGTACACTCATTGGTAATGGTGTATTTTGATTGAAGAAACTAGTTTTAGTTACTTGACCTTGAGTTTTTAAAACTTTGTATAGGAAAAATTCAACTTTTGTTGTGTTTGTTAATTTATCTATTTGATACTCTAAAATATATTTTATGTCTTTAACTTCAGTTTCAACTTTAGTTCTTTTTTTCTCCTCTAAAACCATTTTTTTAGGAAACTTCTTTAACGATAAAGTTGCTCCTGGTCTTTTACCCATTATTGGGTATGTTAACATTTTCTTTCTGTTGGATGGACTTGCCGCACCCTTAGATAATAATTTACCACCTCTTAATTGAAGTCCATTTTCGGTGAATATAATATCGGAACCATATTTTCCGTAAACACCGTAGTCGGCTTTCTTCGCAAAAGATCCTTCAGTTCTTTTATCAATGTAATTATCATTCTTATCTACTACATTTTCTCTCTCCTTATTTGCATTACCGTATGTGGTGTTATCTATTTGTTGTGAAAAAGTCTGACTGTTAAAGTCAAACATAGTAGTGAATGGACCTGCAATGTATTCTTGGTTGGTATTAGCCTTTTCGGTGTTGTAATTAATAATTTTTACCGCCTGATTAATTTCTGGAATGAAATTAATATTTGTTGGTAAGAATGGTGTTGCAACGAATAAATCATTTTTACCCCAAGGTTCGTAGGCCAATGCCTTTTCTTTTTCACCTACGTAATCAGAATATCGAACACAACGAATTCTACCCATTCCTTTCGGGTCAACGTTGTCGATACAAATACCAATGTCAATAATCTTCATTACGATTTAGTTCTTTTTTCTATTTCTTTATTAACTTTATTATATAAGTCTTCAACCGCCTCTAAATGTCTAGTTAAATCTATAATTAAAGTTTTTGTTTTTTCAAATTCAATACCCAATTCATCTAATACAACAAATAAATCTTTATTTGATTTATTTTGAACGTCATTGGTTATTTCTATTATTTTATTCTTATCCATCATTAAAACATTTTACCAACACCTGAAATTAAACCAGGAATAATAACCGCACCTCCAGATGGACCTGGTAGAGCTCCTCCTTTTAATGCAATTTTCACAAATGAATTCTGATCCATCTCTTCTGTGTGTCCATCTATTATTGATTTAACCAAGGTACCTACATTATTTGTTTCACCGAATATTGGTCCAGTTTTAACTCCCGAAGCAGATACTCTTTCCATTATATTCATAAACGCTCTATCTTGACTATAACCTGGTAATCTTTCTGATAATAATAACAATATACCAGGAACCTTTAAAGATATATTGGCGGACAATGCGGATGTTATTGCACTAATAACCGCACTAAACAAGGCATAACAGTTGTCAATCCTTTGTTCAAGTATTCTAAGTAAAAACGCAATTAATGATTTTAATATGGTTAGGTATCTTTTGAATTTATTTTTCAATATTTTCTTAACAATTTTAATTACATAAGCAATTAAGTCTATTTTAACCAATCTCCAAAATTCTCTTAAAAATCTCCATAAAAGTTGACTAATAATTGTATTAAACAATTTAGCCAACATTCTCATTAATGTTTTAACATTAATAGCTTGGTTTGTTATTGATTTTACTACTTTATATACTATGACAATTGGTAGAAAAATCTTAGGGGATAGTAAACTAGATATTAACGCTTTAGGTAAATTTAAAATGAATAAATTCATTAAATTTAAATTAAAATTAATAGGTGGTATGTTACTTTCTGAATCCAAATATGCTTGAGTTGCGGTTCTAGCTAAAGTAGAATCAACTAACTCATTTAATGGTTTCTTTTTACTAAAATAAACGAAGTCCTCAATTGTTGTTGGGTTAACTGGTGTCTCAAAATTATCACAATCTTTAAATTTTAACACTTTTCTAAATCTAGAATCCTCATCATCTAAATCAATTCCTTCTACATCGTCAAAGTCAAAATAAGATTCGATATCTTCATCCGTTTCGTTAAACATATCAACCGCATTTTGATTTTTTAATTCGTCTTTTTTTGTTGGTGTACCGCAAATAGCACATAGTTTTTGTATTAACCTATTCACACTATTCATTCCTTTATTAAATAAAGGATTATCACTACCATCACCTTGAATGGTCATTAACATCGCAGTTTTGGTGATATGTTGAATATCTGGAAGTTCCATAGTGGAATAATAATCACTAAAAAATGTATCAACATTTAAACCATTAAAATCCGTAATGTTGAATACTTGAGTTGATTGATTCCACTGAGCTTTAAAAAGTGTGTTGTTATTATTTGAGTCGAATTGATATGTTCCACCTGTAAAAATGGAATATAACTCTCTGTTAACTTTTTCTTTACCCTTATTTTGTGATTGTTCCTCATAAACAATTTGACCGGTTGAAGTTGATGGGTCAACCGTTAATATGTTCATTAAATCTATTTCTTCAGGTTTTATGTCAACATTAATACCACTTAATGTTAAATTTGCACCACAAATACCGTCACCGGCAAAAAATGCCTTTTTAACACTACTTGTAACAATTTCTCGACTAGCATCTAAGGTTATTTTTCCAGCTGTTAATGCGTGTTGTTTTAATTTACCCTTTGCAAGTAATTTATCTGAAGATTCAACTTTTTTACCTGAACTTAAAAACCCTTCAGCGATTTCCATTAAATCACCAAAAATATCTTTTCTGTTTTCTTTTTTACGTTTAGCTTTGTTTAAAAAATCATCTAGTTTTTTACCAAAGAGTTGGTCTGTGGATGGTAAATCTTTAAGAAGTTTATCGGACAGACTATCCATTAAACTATTAGGGTCATCATTTATTTTTTTGATGACCTCTAGTTTTGACTGTAACCTAGCCTTAGTATCTTTAAGTTTACTCATTATACCTTATAATTGTTGTTTTTAGAATCATTACTATCATTAACCAATTTATCTAATAGTTCTCTATCTTCATCGGTTAATTCTAATTTACCCATTGGTCCACCACCTTTAGCCCCCGAACTTTGTGATTGTTTTAACATAACACCTTGTAGTTTTACAAGTGATATCTTCTTTTCAGTACATTCGTTAAGGATTTTTTGTTGTTCCTTAATAACTGGACCAATTACACTCATATCTTCAGCGTCTTTCATAAAAGAAAGCATCTTTTTCATAATTAAAGACGCCGTATTTCTGTTTTCAACAACATCATTGTAGATTTCCTGCATTAAGGATAATGCCGAATCCACGTCTAGCGTAATATTATTTTTTCTTTCTCTCATACCTATAAATAGATTTATTCTAAAAACCCTGTCATTATTCCACTATATAGTTTTTTAAACCTTTTAAGGGAAATACGAATTTCTTTGGTTGATAGTGAGGTCATTTCCCTCAGTGAAAGTAAAATGAGGTTTTTGTTAAATTTGTTACCATCACCAACCTGAAATATTTTATCAAAATTGCTAAAAATCTCAAGTAGGGCATAACCCAATTTTTGTTCATTTTCAGTTAAATCTTCGTTTTCAACAAATTCTTCCAATTCATTGGTTAATTTGATAATTACATCTCTATAATCTAATTGATATGCGTCAATGGTGTAGGATAAGTCGGGTCTTTCCTCAATTGACGAAGATATGTCATCGTAAGATACACTACGGTTTTGTTCCTTAGTGTCTTTCTGAATGGCTCCCATAAGGTAGTTCTTACAAATCGTACCAAAATACGAATAAGCCTTATGGTTTTTAGTGTGGTCGAATTTACTAATTTTAGTAATAAGAAAAGACATAGTATCATTATGAATTTCTTCAAATTCCATATCTTTTCTATAAAGTTTATAACGTCGAATAATTGATTCGACCATTATAATTAGGGGTTCACGTAAATATTCGTTGAATATCTTATTTCTTTCTGTTTCGTCATTACTTTCAAGGTAACTGACTACCGCCTTCTCTTGATCCTCCCCAAAATATATTTTTTGGGTTCTTGGTCTTGGCATTAAGCTTCTTCATATTTAACATCTCGTTTATTTTTAAAGAAAAATTCCTTTTTAGCGGTTTCTAACCAAAATTTAACTTCAGTTTCTTCTAACTTTACAGATTCATCGTTTTTATAAGCCCAGAATAACGAATCTTCTCTAAAATTAACGTGTTGGTAACCAATTCTTGGGATAGACATAATTTTAACACCATTATGTGTTAATCTTAATAACAATTCATAATTAAATGTTAGTTTGATATTGTCTTTTAATCCGCCATTATCTTTAACAACTTGAGTTTTAAATAATCCACCACTTGTTTGGTAGTTTTGATATTCCAATAACGTTTCGTTATCTAAAAATCCTTGTTTTTCAACAAATCCGTAAGCCCAGGTAGATTCGTTAGTGAAACTTAAGAATTTACCGTCAACATTTACGTCTTTTACAATAGGTAAAAACACATCAACTTCACTATATTCTTTAATATATTCATTTACAGATTTTAACCATACAGATTTGAATTCATCGTCCATTTCTAAAATTGTAAACCAAGTGGTTTCACATTTTTCTAAACCAAGATTTATTTGTGAACAAAAATCTGATTTACCTTTATTTTCAATTACGTTTACCTCGATTTTATCTGATAATTGACCTAAATCTTTTTTTACAGACGTTGGACATATAATTGAAACAACAACATCATTGTGGAATGGTTCCACCGATGATAATGCGTTTATTAACATTTCTCTATAATCTCCGTCAATTCTATGAACAGGAATTAATACTGTGATATCTTTTTTATACATTTTCTTCTAATTTTAATTTATCTAACGCCTTTTGTATTGTTTCAACTCTTCTATTTTTAAATGAATTGAAAATTGACAAAATATTATTTTTAGTTATTGTTTCTTCGTATGGTAATAAAGTTTCGGCCATTTTTTGTCTAACCTCATCTTTTAATTCCACACCTTCTAACCAAGCTAAAATATATGTTCCTAAAATTTCAACAATCTTATTCGAATCATATGTCCACATTCCGTTTTCACCTAACCAATCTGGTTCAACATTAGGAATTTTTCCAATAATCGGAACTCCAGATTTCATTGATTCTAATGGGAATGTACCAAATGTTGATTCATCATCAACCCAAACTGAAACTAAACATTCGTTTAATGCGTCTGCAAATTCCGTATAAGATAATTGAACCATATCTTTAAATGTTAACCATCTAAGTTGTGGGTATTTTAAATAAAACTCAGAAATTAATCTTCTGTGAATTACTCTATCTCTACAACTAATAGCGATAAAAGGTTTTAATGGTTTTTCTGATGGTTTGAAATGATCACCTATAATTGGTGGAACAATATGTACAATTGCTTCAGGGAAATATTCTAAAATATATTTTTTAGATTCTTCAGTTGTTGTAATTGCTTTATCGAATCCATAATCAGACCATCTACTACCAACTGGTAACGTATCAAAAATGTAGTCTTTCTGTTGAACTAACATAATCTTAACACATTTAACACTTGCCAATTGTTGTAGTACGTTTGAATAATATTCAGGTACAACTAATATGTCATCAATTTTTAATTCAACCTTATCGTCCTTAATTGACACAACGGGAATATCATTGTATTCACCATCTAACCAATGAGACACTCCACCATATGTGTTATCTTCAACTAAAATTTTTGAAGTGTAACCATTTTGGTTTAGAGTCAACGCCATATCGTAAATGTGTTTTACCGCCGCTCTTGGATTATTTTTCGTATCGTATGTTAAAAAATATACGATGTTTTCATTTTTGTCTAACCTTCCTAAGGCCGACTCTAATTTTTCTATGTTTTCTTTATTCATCATCTTCAATTAATATTCCGTATTTTATTAGTGTGTTAAATGCAATTTTTAATGATACATTTACGTTATTACTTCCAAAGACACCCATTTCTTCATCAACATCTTCATAATCATTTAAAACTCTATCTAAACACATTTTAATGATTTCATACTTAAAGATGTTAATTTCTAA